AAATCATCAGCATGAGAAGCTGCATAAATCGCGTCTTTTGTTTCTCTAGAAATTGACCCTTTCCAGAGATAACCTATAATTGCGACTCCACCTAATGCACCAAGTATCCAGCGCATACCAGAGTCTCTCTTTTCAAATCGACCACCTTGTGGTTCAAGAATTATAGGTTGATAGGATTTCCCAAACAATTGAGTAAATAAAGAAATCCCAGACAATAAAGCACCTAAACTAGTAGCTATCACACTACCAATTTGAGCATAAGCAATTGTCTTAGCATTACCAGTTAATGCAATGCGGGTTGCAGTCACTTCCCCCTTAATAAAAAGAAGGAAGTTACACAATACAAATGTAAAGGCAAGTATGCACAAAGCACACACAACCAGTAAAAATGCACGGGATAAGTCTGAATTATTTTCCAAAATAACAGTATTATCACACGTTGTTGCTCCTATTAATAGAGCAAAGGATAAAATATACAAGATTAAAGATGAGAGATTCGATTTTTCCATAACATTTTATATTGCATTAATGAGCGAGTAAGGTCCCTAAGCCTCTTTTATTGGTATTCAACATGCTCACTCAAGAGGGGCTCGCAAGTGTCTTTATATATACACACTCACTTCCAAAATCAACTTACTGTCAGAGCAAGAGGATATGACGCTCAAAACTTAGCAAAAGCACAAGCAGTACTAACTCCGTTTATAGTACCAGTCTCATTAGCCGGATCAAGGGCTTGAGCGCGCTTCAACCAAACATCGGGGAGTTCTTCCCTTAGTTATTCTGTTAAGCAGATGCTTGGTACGACTCAGCTAAGCGAGGTAACTGTCATATCATTATCTCCAATCAGTTCATCGATTGCCAAACCCGAATTAACGGGAAAAATTGCAGTCACGTTTTCCTGAAGCAATTTTTAAAAGTAAACGCATTCACGCATAGGCCCATAAACATAGGTCTGATAAGGTAATACCGCCCTTGGTTGTACCAGGGTTTCGGTCCCATGCGCTATTATGGTTAACATTGGTTTCCAAGCCAACGTATCGCCACGCG